AACTTTGTAAAAAATTATCTGAGTCTAAGAAATAGTATTCGTCATTTACTATAAAATGGTATCGTAATGGATTGTTAAATTTCCATTGAAACCACGCAGATTGTTGACGTTTATCTGCTACGTTTAGATATCTAAAACCTTGTACGGTATCTGACCCATCTTTACCAAAAAGAACCATACCATTCTCTCTAGAGTTAGTAAGTAAGTTCAAACTTTTAGGTAATAGAGTAGGTATAACTTTACTTGCTTCAACCACATTAGGCTCACCCTCTCTACTTACGTTAGCCATTTCACTAAAACGACTAAACTTACCTGAGTTATCTACAAATCCTATGGTAGTTCCGAGTGATATAGGTGCAATATCTTTATTATAATTAAAAGTTGATATGCTTCTAAGTTTAGCTGTATCGGGGTTTAGTATTGTATCGTCAGATGATAATAAAAACTGTTGGTTTGTACTAAATACTACAAGACCTGTGTTGATATCTAGACCATCAAATAGTTCAGATGGGAACGTAGACGAGCAAGCTATATCTATAGGGTCGTTAGCACTAACTGTTAAGGCAGTTTCTGAGAAGAAATCAGGTGCTCCTAGCGTGCCCGGGCGGCATAATATTACGTTTTCACCAGCTAAAAATGCTATTCTGTTTCTAAAAAATAATACTTTATTTATTCGTTTACCTACAAACGATGGCATAGGGTTTGTGTTTTCATCACCTACAGCACGGTCAGCATATGTAAACTGTTTGATAGTAAATGTAGCTATTTCTGTAGATGTACCGGGGTTTGACAATACTGTTCTTTGTATAACTAATGGCATATTAGTCAAGCTTTTAGTTATACCCGGCTTTGCACATTCTACAAAAGCTCCAGTACCATCTTTACCATTTTGACCTTCAAATTTTAAAAAGTAGTCATCTTCATCAGACACACGGGCGTTAGCTATTTTTACTATATAACCATTTTTACATTGTTTAGGTAATAGTGAAACATCATTTACCTGAGTCTGCATAGATCGCATTAGATCATCTTCAACAATCTCTACGTTAAAGCTGCTGCTGCTAGAAAGATACATACCATTACCTATAATACTAGCGTTAATACCTGTTCCAGCTAACTCAGCTACTATACCACCTAGCACTTCATCAGATGTAACGGCTGTATCGGCATCGAATGGTGTAGGTTCTGGACGTACAGCTTTAATATTAGCTTTGATTGGAATAGATATATGCTCTTCAACTCTTATAGTATATGTAGCTGGTGACTCTCCTTTAGTAGAATTACCACTAACTACACTACCAGTTATTGTTCTACCTTTAGCTTGATCCATTGTTACGACGACCTCATCGCCTGTAACCCAACCTTCACCACCATGTAATAATGTAATATTTCTATTATATGCACAGGCAAAGTCATCAGCACTATCTCCGTCACCACCTATACTACCCTGTTGACCTAAGATATTCAGTTTAAATATAAGATTATTTCTTGCCCCTGTGATATTATTACCGGCAGAGTCTTGTACTGACACAATATTAGTACCAGTATAACTACTAGCAGCAGTTACTGCAAAAGTTTGAACACCGATACCACGACACTGACCAGTACCAGCACTTTCATCTAGTGTATCGCTGATAATTCTAACTCTAGTAGCTCTATTTATGGTAGTAGTGGTACTATCATTGTAAATATTTAATCCATACTGCCTACCGTTTTCAGTACGTGTGATCTCTATAAATGCAAAGTGTGCATCAGGATTAGACTCAGTAGTACCAGTCTCTCCTATTAAAGTATTAGAATTATTAGGATCACGACTTGAAACAAAAGTAGTATCATTAATAGTAAGGAATTGTAGATTTTCTGAATTGCCAGTAGCTAGATAGTTTTGTATTGTTGTTTTATCTACAGAAGTTGCTTCTATAAATAACCAGTTATTAGTTGTACCTGAGCTATGGGATGGTGCACTACCACCACTGCTTATCGTAGCTTGAGCTTCGTACACTTTATCGTTAGCTTCAACTCTCTGTCCAGAAGTATAATTCTTTGTACTATCCCACTCTGGGTCTGGCCCGTATAGTATAGTTTGCTCTGCACCGGCGTTATCACCGTCAGCCTTCCACATTCTAAGTGTACCATCAGGTGCTACCTGTCCTATATAAGTACCTTCTTCTTCATCTCTATGATAATGAAACCACGAACCACCAGTTTGTACGTTAGGTAGAGGTGTAGTGCCGACTCTTGCTGCACCCGGTCTTTTATATAGTCCACGTGTAATGTCAGGTATAGCGTTTACAACGTTTTCTACTTGACCGGGAAATTTTAGCTGGTCTGGCTGTTCTGATATGCCACCAGTAAAGCTAGGAATGGTTTGTGTTATGCTTGCCATTATCTCCTTAGATTTTTAAATGGTTGATAAGTTTGGTATGTAGTGTTATCTTCAAACCCTAACATACTGTGATCTGCTTGATTACATTCATACTCCATAAGTGCTGCTCGTGCCAAAGATTCTTGACCCTGTAGCAGTTGGGCTAGATTTGGGTTAGCAACTAATTGTGTTGCTGCTTGTCTTGATGCTCTGTATGTAATATATCTTCTGAAAGGTGAGGGTAGATCTTCAAAATTATATAGACGTACGATGTCTAGATCTAGGTCGGATGTGAATACATCTGTATGATCTATCTTGTCATACAAAAATCCATTACGACGTACTAGATCCATAGTACGCTTATTGTAGTTATCATGTAAATCCATAGAAACTATGTCGTTACCAATAGCTATTCTGCCATTAGCATCTATTGCAAACTTTACATGCTTTTCTGTATTGAAGTGCCAGCCTTCTGACTGTGTATCTACGTTTGCATCACGTAGTAAATTAAATATAAAAGCTACCTCTGGGTTATCAAAATTTAGAGTTGTCAAAGGTGCTTGTCCGATAGCCCCCAGTATTGAGTTAACTGCGGATAGTTCGGTATCGAGGTCAATAGTTGTGGATGCCATAAGAAAAAAGGGGAGCCGAAGCTCCCGTATAAAAATAAATTAACCAAATGCTGTTGGTGCAGTTCCTGTTCCAGCGAACAGTTCTACAGCAGCAGCTGGGTTTAAGAAGTCTGCTCCCATAGCAAGTCTTCCGAGGATTACATCACCTTGGTAAACCACTGAGATGTCTCCACTTGTTACTTGAACTTGTGGGCCGATTGCTTCTACAACAGCAGCAGCTTCCTTCTGGAAGATAAGTCCACAAGAGTTGTTGAACTTAGCCTGCTGACCGTAGTCGTTTACGGTTGTGTTGTGGTCGTCACCCATTGCTTCGCCTACGAATGAGCCTGTGTTTCCGGGGTCTGTTATACCGGGAGCTGTAGCAGATTCAGCACCATACTTAGTACCAAACTTGCCAAAGAAAGGAATGTTCATTGACTTGTAGATGGTAATACCAGCTATTTCAATGATTCCGTTACCAGACTGTAACGCATCTCCTCTCTCGTTACGGTTGATAAGACCGTTAGACTCAACGCCCTGTATCAATTCGTAGTACTGTCTTGGGTTAAGAACAGCTACTCTACCTTCACCAGATACACCCTTCTCGTCTAATGCAGCAGCTGCATCATAGAAAGCGTTGATTAGTGAAGAAGCAACATAAGCGTCAGCACCAGAGTTGTTTGATCCTACTCTGATCTGTGTACCACCGGGCTCAACAAAGCCTGTCTTTGTGATTGGGCTAGCCTTTCTAGCTGCCTTGGTGATCGCTCTGAAGATCTTTCTGTCATACTTCTCTGCAAGAGCATAACCGATCTTTCTTGAAATTTCACCCCTCAAATCGTAGTGAGCAAGTGTTTCATCAAGTTCATATACAAACGCTGAACTAATTAATAGGTCATCGACTGTAATTGTTTTTTCAGCTACTGGAGGTGCTCCATCAGAGTTACCTAGTATGCTGTTGCCGGGTGTATGGTACTCGGCTGTTGTTCTACCTGTGTAGATGAACTGAAGACTTCTTCCGTTGGTAAGTGTTCTCTTCATTACAAGGTCACGTGCTATCGTGTTCCTTTGGAAGCCTTTGAACATTTCCCCGGAAAACAATTTAAGGTATAGTGCCCTCTTGTCTCCAGAACCGTTTGACTGACCTAACTGCGTTAAAGAAGTTGTCAGTGTGCTATTTTGTTGTGCCATTTCTAAGAATGATATTGATTTACTTTCTCAGATCTGAAATTTTTTTGGCCATTTTTTTTGTGGTCTATCCCACCGTCTAGACGGCTCAAGGTATCTGCCGTAGCAGGCTCTCGCCAATAGAGATGGG